TTGGCATCACGGTTCCGAACGTACAATTCGGGGGTGCTTCCAAGTGATTAACTTGCGGTTCGAGAAATACAAGCTGAATCGTGAGTTGCAGCGAAGCGGAATAGACGTTGAGTTTTACAGGCATGGCGTTAACGAGTATGGGGAGCCGACCACGGACGATGAGCCGACTTTGGTTGGCTCCCTTCGCTGCATCTATCACGAGGTAAGCAACTACACGTCAACGCACCTTGAGCGTTCGGCGCATGACACGACCGTTATACGCAAGACCAAAAGCCCGATGCTGCTTGCGAGGTATAAGGACGTGGAAGCCCTTGGGATAGCCATGGGAGACTCTGTAAGGCTTTCTGAGGGATTCAAAGTGATTGGGTGGGTAAATGTCCAAGAGTGGGGAATCTACGCTGAAATCAGCTTAGAAAGGCTTGACGATGGGCAGCAGGTACCGCTATAAGTCCAACTATGACGGTTCGGAGCTAGACAAGAACCTGATAAACTTTGCTTCTCGCGTTGCCGCTGCTTGCTACGTGAAGCTTGGAACGTATGCGGTTCAGATTACGGCAGACGCAAAGGCGAATCGCCCATGGACTGACCGGACGGGCATGGCAAAGGCAACGCTCAACACGACGGTATCTCAGCCGAACAACAACAAAATCCGACTGACGCTTTCCCATGGTGTCTGGTACGGAAAATATTTGGAGTATGCGCATGGCAAGAAATATGCAATCGTGATGCCTACGCTAAAGAAGTGGGAATCTAAGGTCATGAGCGGTATGTCTGGCCTGTTCAACGCAATTGGCCGTAGGATGTGATTTTATGCCTATCAACCCAAGTGAGTTCGTCCCAAAGGAAAGCCGATGGGCAGACATATATAATTTATTGAAAACCAAGGGTGTCAACGTCAAGTCCCCAACTACCAACATCGGCGTTATAACGCAGCCAACGGTTATCGTGCGCAACTCTGGCGTGATGCAGCACAACACCTTTACCACCGAGGATTTCGAATATGAGGTAGTGGTTTGCGTGCCAGAGAACCAGTATTCTAAGCTTGAGCCTTTGGTGGTTCAGGTGCGGGAGTACATGAAAGACCTTTATCCCATGGTGATTGATTCGCATGAGGTAAGCGCGAGCATGTACGACGAGGAAATAAGGGCGCATTACATGACCGTTGCATACAAGAACTATCGAAGGTTTCACAACTATTGATTTAGGAGGTTGGGGTAAATGACCGCAACGCTTTACAAGTCAAAGGCCGAGATTCCGACCATTGACGTTAACTTGGTTACCATTTCCTACAACGATGGCACCAACGATTACGAGTTCGGTTTCGACACTTCGAACCAGATTGAGTGCGAGGTACAGACCGAGGAACAGGATGCGGTGCGTCTTGTTATCAAGGGCATTCTGCGTGCTCAGAAGCCGAAGGAAACCACCATTACGGGCGTTCAGATTACGTTGCATGACAACGTATTCAATCCTGAGCTTGTTCAGGTGCTACAGGGCGGCACGATTACGTATGACCAGACCGACACCAACAAGGTCATTGGCTATACCCCGCCTGTTGCTGGAAGTTCTGACAAGGGATTCAAGTTCACGCTCAATGCGTATTCCGCGCAGTACAACGCTTCCGGTACCATCGTGCAGTACGAAAAGACGAGCTTCCCGAATTGTCAGGGTGACCCGATTGCGTTCAATTCCGAGGATGGTTCCTTCCGTGCTCCCGAGTACGTGATTAACTCCATGCCTAACACGGGCCAAGCTCCCTACGCAATCACCTACGTTAATGCGCTTCCACAGCTTTCCGACCTTCCCACCACGACCACTAGCAACACCGAAGTTGGTGCTGGCTAGGATTCGCTCTTGAGTTCGATTCGTAAAATTTAATTTTGAAAGGACAAACAAAGATGGCAGATATGTACCCTGCGATGGCACCACAGGCGCAGAGCGGCGAAATGAAGCCAACCCCAATGAAGGTGCTCATGGGGTATGCGAATGGCGTTGTCATTCAGCTTCCAGATTTCGGCGATGGTCAACCGTTCTATGCGCGTGTGCGTAGGCCGTCGATGCTGAAACTTGCGTCTGAGGGCAAGATTCCCAATGCGCTTCTTGGTACCGCGAATTCGCTTTTCAGTGGCGGTGACGAAGCCAAGGACGTTGACAATGAGAACATGCTTCCTCAGATTTTGGGTGTGTGTGTCGAAATGGCAAAGGCAACGCTTTTGGAGCCGACCTATGATGAGGTCGTTTCGGCTGGCCTTACTCTGACCGACCAACAGCTTATGTTCATCTTCAATTACACGCAGGGTGGCGTTGAGAATCTAAAGTCCTTTCGTAGCGAGTGAGAGAATACTTAACGTGCTTGGCTTGGCAAATATTTATAATGTCAGGCCAAGCACTTTGCTGTATATAGAGGATGAATATACCGCGTTTTGCTTTGACGAAGCGTGCGGTTTCATATACGCGAAAATGCAAAACAAAGAAGAACCAAACTTCAAATCGGATGAAGAAGAAGGGGAAAAAGAGGGCAAAAAACATTATTCCAGCTTCTCAGAGCTTGCTAAGCACATACGGAAATAAATCTAGTTCTGAGGGGGTGAATAGTGTATGGCTGTTGATATGGGTACCGCCAAGGGGTATCTTGAAATTGATATCTCTGATTTCGTTGAGGGTATGAAAAAGGCGCGGAACGAAGCGCAAAAGACCGCGAGCGATACGGAGAAGTCGTTTTCCGACAAAATGACGAGCGCGGGAAAGTCGCTTGAATCCGCTGGTACGACCATGGCGAAAACATTCACGGTGCCTTTGGTGGCCGCTGGTGCCGCTGGCCTTAAAGTCGGTTCTGATTTCGAAGCTGGTATGTCACAAGTTGCTGGTGTCCTTCAAATCACCGACAAGACAAGCAATGAGTTCCAGCGTTTGCGCGACACGGCAATTGATTTGGGCGCAAAGACCGCCTTTTCGTCTGGCGAGGTTGCCGATGCAATGACCGAAATGGCTAAGGCTGGTTGGGATTCGAGCCAAATCATAGACGGCATGGGTGGCGTTTTGGATGCCGCTGCTGCTTCTGGCGAGGGCTTGGCGAGCGTTGCGACGATTTGCGCGGATGCCGTGACGGGCTTTGGTTTGGAAGCGAAGGATTCAACGAGAATTGCCGACCTTTTGGCACATGCCGCAAATGCTGGCACGATTGACATTTCAGACCTTGGCGAGACTTTTAAATACGTTGCGCCTATGGCTAAGTCCATGGGTCTTTCGATAGAGGACGTTACCACAGCGACAACGGCAATGTCCATGGCTGGAATCAAGGGTTCTCAGGCTGGCACTTCGCTTAGGCGCATGCTTACGAATCTGGTAAAGCCTAGTGACCAAGTTGCACAGGCGATGGACGAGCTTGGTATAAAAATCACGAACGAGGATGGTTCCTTCAAGTCGCTTGATGAAATCGTTGGAATATTGCGTAAGTCTTTCAGTGGCCTTACCGACGAGCAAAAGGCTTACTATGCGGCAACGATTGCTGGTGCGAATGGTCAGTCTGGCATGCTTGCGTTGCTAAATTTGAGCGAAGAGGAATACGCGAAGCTCAGTAACGAAATGAAGAACTGTGGCGGCGAAGCAAGGCGCACGGCAGAAATTATGCAAGATAATTTGCAATCCAAGGTCGAGCAGTTGGGCGGTGCTTTGGAGTCGCTTGCAATCAGAATGTCGGATTTGGTAATACCGTGGCTGACTAAGCTTGTCGAGAAGGTTACCAACGTTGTCGAATGGCTGACGAATCTTCCGCAGCCGATACAGGCGGCGATTCTCACATTTGCGGCGCTGGTTGCCGCAATCGGGCCAGTGCTCATAATCGTTGGCAAGCTGGTAACTGCCATAGGCACTATCTCTAAGGCCATAGGAGCGCTCAAGGCGGGCGAAGGTATTCTAGGCGGGTTGTTGACCACATTCAAGTCGATGGGCGGTATAACGGGCATCCTAGGGACTGTGAAGGGTGCCATAACGGGCTTTGGTTCCACTATCTCAACGATGTTC